CGGAGCTGCTTCTCGAATTCGCGGCGCTGCGCCCGTTCGTTGTCGAGTGCCGTCCGCAATCCCTGCGTATGGCTTTCGTGCAACGTGGTAATGCGCGTGCGCTGATCCTCCGGCTGCGCTTCTAGCCATGCCTGCCACGTTTCCGGCGTCTCGCTGGTGTTCGTGTTCGCCTGCTGGCCGTTTTGCTGCTGTTCGTCTGGCATCCCGCCATCTCCTCAAATAAAAAGGCGAACCTCTCGTCCGCCAATGAGTGACCTAGAAATAAACCCGCCGAAGCGGGTGAAATGAAGTTATTTTAGACTGTCGAAATATGCTTGTATCCGCGCAAGTATCTGCTTTGCGCGCCGCTTGCCGAATTTCAGGATAAGCCACTCTGACGGGTCAATGTCGTTTTTCGAGTTGTTACACCCATCGATACCATGACACAACGGGATCATGTTCTCTTTGACCGTGCCTGGACAATTTGGCGAGGCCAGCGGTATCCAGTGATCCGCCGCTATCGTGTGCCATAAGCCACGAGGACGGCCACAGACAGCGCAGCAATTGCCAAAGTAGGCAAGCGCGTTTTGCCACTCAGCATGCGTCAATGTGTCAGGCAGTGAATGTTTACGCGCTCGGCGGCGGTTAAATACTACTTTGGTGCGTCCGCTTTCGACGGCACGACGCGCATATTTTCGGTAGTATTCTCGACGCTGTTCACGCCTGAGGGGTGTCATTGCAGCGGATTCGCGCCGCGACTTTGCAAGTTGCTTTTCAGGGTTTTCTTGTCGCCAGCGCTGTGTGTTTTGATAATCGCAATCTTTACAGTACGGACTAACGCCGTCTGCTTTTTGCGAGTCTCGGTTGAAGTGCTCTAGCGAATTAGGCTTCCATTCACCGCACTTTGTGCAGCGGCGCATGCCGTTTTCAACTACCGAAAATGTGCGCGGTTTATGCCCCCTGCTGCGGTTATATTCCGTTTTCTGTTGCCGACTACACTTTCGACAGTTGGACACTAAACCGCTTTTGGTATTTTTTGTCCGATTGAAGTATTCGGCGGTCGATGGATATTCAACGCCGCACTTTGTGCAGCGCTTGAAAACAGATATACTTGAGGTATCCATTCAGCCCTCCATGACTGTTTGGTAGAGGCGGCGGACGGTGCTCGTAGCACCCCGCCGTTTCGCTTGATTTCCCCTCAATTATAGCACACAAGTCCTATCCGAGCCAAATATCACGACAGTCGAGCCGTTGCGGTTGAACCTCTTGGAATTCATGGGGGCAATTCGGGTGCTGAGAATGGCCGTAGAATACCACGCGGTCACGGGTGACAAAGCCCATGCCGTACAGTCGCGTACAGGTGGAACACACAGGCGGCGGGCCCACGAAGCGCCAGCGCCCGCCGAGGTTGTTCCGATTGGCGAACTGATCCCGCGCATATTGCCGCGCCGTCAATTCGGTGTTGAGGGAAATCTGCTGCAACTTCCAGCTATCCCGCTGCCGTGCCCACCGTTCGAGGTTCGAGAAGTAAAATTGTCTGTTACCTCTCACATTCGATGTGTACAGACGTTCAATCTCACGTTCGACGGCGGCATTGTACGTCTTGGCGATACTCAGCGCGTCCGCTTTCGACTGGCGGCGGAGTTCGGTCAAGTCCTCCCGGCGCGGCGCGTTCGGCGTGCGCGTGCATCCATGCCGCCGTGCTTCCTCGGCTAAGGCGTTCGACCATGACCGTTTACGCGCTTCAAGTAACTGCGCTTCCAGCTGGCGAATATCGGCTGTCTCCATCCGGTACAGCAGCGCAATCGCCCTAGTTAGGTTCGTTGTCGGCATTGTCTTTTACTCGTACCCAAAATTGGGCGCGGCCTATAACAAATGCAATGTCAACGAGCCGCCCCACCTGCAAACGCACAACACCGAATAGCAGTCGTTTCGCCCGATGATAGCCATACGTACGCAGTCTAACATAGGGTCGTTCACTGACAGGGGCATCCCGAATATCGAACATGCCAACATCTTCAAGTGTAGTCATTCCGCGTTCGCCTCGTCTACCAGTGCGTTCCATTCCTCATCAGACAGCGCCATCAGCTTTTGACCACCGCGCCGCGTCAAGCCCAGCATGATCCCGCCGACGGCACGCTGTGTCTGCTTGATGTCCGTCCGGCGTTCGACTGGTAGTGTCTCTATAACCACTTCGGGCGCTTCCGCGTTCGGGTTCGCCGCCGCTTCCAACATTCGGCGTATTTGCAGCTTCCCCGCCGGACTGATGCGCGTGGCGGCCAGTCGTGCTAAGACGGCTTCCAATTGCAGCGGATCAAGCGGCGGGATATGTTCACGTTTGGCCATCATTGCCATCCTGCGGGAATATCGCCTCTGCGAACCCACGCGCCTCATTGCGTGCCGTCTGATCGGCGTCTAAAGCGCGTGCTGCCTCGATTTCGTTGATCTTCGCCTCATCCCAGTTGAACGCGGGCGCGACGATCTCCAGATACGTGCGATTATCCACATGCGGCGCCACACTTTCCGCCACAGTCACCAGCGTAGCCGGATCGGGCGGTTCGGCGTCGAGTGCGTCCAGTTCCTGATCTGTCCACCCCTCGCGGCGTAACGTCGTCTTGAGCGGCATCCCGGCGCGCTTGTTCAATTCGCGGATTTCCGCATTCGTGCGCGGCTGCACCGTTTCGGCGCGTTCGAATAACGGTTCGATGTCCGCCGCGTCCACCGTCTGCCCTGATAGGCGCAGCATGAACGCCGCCACATCTGCCCATACGGGTTTGAACTGCTGAATAACAGACTGTACCTTGCGGTTCAGCGGCGCTTCCATAGCGATCAACGCCTCGCCGGATGGATCGCCGCCCTGCCCCTGTAGGTAGTGTTTCGGCGTGCCGGTGATGACCGCGATACTCGATTCAATGCGATCCATTGCCGTGAGATAGTTTTCCAGCGGCGTGGCGGCGAACTGGACAACCTGCGTTGGTTCCCCGTCGCCATCATTGGCCGGGATGACAATATTTTCATCCGGCGCATTTTTCAGCGTTGAGACATCGGCCTGCGTGACGAACGCGCGCTGGTTGAACGCGCCGAATTCCGCCGCGACCATCATATCGGAGAACAGCTTATTGACCGCATCCTGCGGATCGATGACGTTGGCGAGGCGCGATTTAATGCGCCGTCGTTCAGGCCGGAAGTGGAAGATCGGGATTGTGCCGAACGGGTTGGCCGCTGTCGGCACGTCCGCCACTTGGAAGCTGTCCGCCGTCGTCACGTTCTCAGCTTTACCCGATGACACGTAGTATTCGATGGCGTCCGGGTAGTACAGGTTCAGATAACGCCGATCATCCCCGCCGATCCACCATTTGGCGGCGAACGACTTCAAGCGCGGGTTCTCATCATCGTAGAACACATGGCACAGGCGCGGATCGTTGTAGTAGGCTTCCACCTGTCCGCTGTCACCCTGCCACGCGAATACGAACGACTCGCCACAGATCAGTGAGGCGCGGTGGACTTCATCAGCGTCTAGGTCAAGCTCCGTCTGGCGAAACAATTCATTGACGGCATCGGTCATACTCGTCTGCTTGCCAACCGTGAACTGCTTGAGGTTGATCCGGTCATTCTCGGCATCGATGACCACCGCCGCCCAATTCAGCGCAAAGCGCGCGTCCTTGAACTGGAACACCTCACGCACGCGGTCGCTGACATAGCGCAGCGGCGCGGTGCCGTCATAGTAGGCGAACAATGCCGAATATACATCGGCTTTCATCGTCAGCGCAGCATAGGCGCGTTTCACATCCTGTATTGGCATAGCCTACCTTTTGAACGTCTGCACGTCGCGCCGTTCCTGCTTCAACATGAGTTCGGATAAACACCAGACCAGCGCATCGACCCGATCCGGTGAATTCTTATCCCCCGGTATCCAGCTGCACATTTGATCCTCCAGCGCCGGGAACACGCCGCAATGATGAATGCGCCCCTGTTCGTACAGCGCCGCTATCGGTTCGGCGCGTGTCGCCTTGCCGCGTGAGGCGTGAACGTCTTTGTAGCTGACGTTGCGATCCACCGTGCGAATGGTCAGCTTCACCATGTCGCCGCCGTTGTTCGTCTCTGCGACCAGCCGATCCGCTGCATAGTCGTGATAGGCGTTCACCGCGCACCGCGCCCACACTTCCGGCGAAGCGCGCAGGCTGATGTCATCCAACACATAACCATGCAGCACGCCGTTGACCAGCGCGATCCCGCCGACTACGATCCCCGTTTCGTCGCTGTCCTCGGTGGCTGTCACCGCCGGATCGATGGCGACCACCACGCGCTGTAAGTCCGGTGGCGCGTCGATACGTGCGCCGTCGATGTGCTGGCGCTGCCACAATGCGCCTTCAATGGCGTCTACGATGTCGCCCTGTAGTTCCTGCCTGCCGAGAGACGTTCCCTCGAAGCGGGTGATAATCTTGTCAAACCACGTCGGCGCTAAGTTTGCCCGGTTCTCGTAAGTCGATCCGCGTGTGACAATACACGTTGGGTCTTTCAGCAGGTTCTTAATCACCTTGATCGGGCGCGGCGTGGTGCTGATGGCGATGCGTGGATCGTCACCGAGGCGCGTTCCCATCAGCAGCATGTCGAAGGCGTCGATATACCTCCACGCGGCAAGTTCATCGCAGATCGCCCAATGGAATTGGGGCCCGCGTAACGCGCGCGGTTGGTCGGCTGAGAACGTGGTCGCTATGCTGCCATTGGGAAACGTCAGGCGGCGCTTTGATGGTTCGTATACGGGCATGAAGTCGGGCGTAGCGATATTCAGGATGCCGCTTTCGCCCTCAACTACCACATCACGCACGTCACCCGCCGTCGCTGCCACGAGCGCACCACGAGAGCCGGGATAGCGCCGCGCCTGTTCGATTGCCCACTCGTTCACCGCGCGCGACTTGCCGAAGCCGCGACCGGCGAGGATCAGCCAGAATTGCCACGCTTGATCGGGCGGTAACTGGTTAAGCCGCGCCAGTCCTGACCACCAGCGCGTCGGCGGATACTCGCTATTCCCCTGTCCTAGTCGCCTCTGCACTACTTTCCTCGCTAAGGACAGAGATAAGGTCATTGAACAAGTCCCCCGCCGATGTGCCGCGCTGGGCGGCTAACTGTTCGATCTGCTTGACCATCGGCACGTAGCGCATGTCAATTTCGAGGCGTTCGGTGTAGCCGCGATCTTTGAACTGCGTCTTGAGCAGGAAGATCAGCAGCGCCGAATTGCCGTTCATGGCCTCGTTGTACGCCTTGAGTTCCAGCGCATCCCCGCGCGCCGCCTGTGCTTCCTCATACGCCGTCTTCACCGTGGCGTACTCGTTGACGTAGCGGTGTACGGTGTTGTAGGAGCAGCCGAGCTGCTTAGCCGCGAGGGTTTTCATGCCCTTCGTCGCGGTGAGTGCGGCGGCGACTTGTTCGGCTGTAAATCGGTCAGTTTTCGCCATGCTCGCCGCCTTTCGCGTAAGTTTCACTTATTGTGATTATCGAGAATTTCCTGCCGGATGTGCGCTGCAATTGCCCGCATAAACAGCGGCGGAACGCTGTTGCCGACGCGGGCAAAAGCGCTGTTTACGTCAACAAATTGATAGCCATCTGGAAATGATGATAGCCGCTTTAGCTCATGTGTAGTTATTGGGCGGTTTGATTCATAATGCCAGATATGATAAGCGCCTGCCCCACCGCCGCGATCTACCGTTGGCGATGTTCTTAGCGGGTGTAGTTTGTGGTGGCTGTGATGAAGGGAACAACGATTCCCCGCTGTTACCTTTAGCATCTGCTGAAATGTCTTAGAATCGCTAGATAGGTTTACCCTTGCGCTCGGATCGTCCTGCAATCCGTAAAACGCCTCACTGCTTACATACGCTTTCCGCTGCGCCTTCGGATGCGTCGGCGCGATGCCGAGATCATTCCGCACGCCAATAAAGATCATGCGTTCGCGGCTTTGCGGCACGTTGAAATACATTGCATTCAGCAGACGCGCCGACACCTGATACCCGCTGGCCTTGAGTTCGCGCAATATCTCGGCAAACACCAGCTTCATTTTGCCTTTGACCATGCCGCTAACATTTTCCATCACGAATACTTTAGGCTGTAGCCCGCGCAGCAAGCGCACGTATTCGCGGAACAACTGGTTACGCGGATCATCCATCACGCGCTTACCTGCCGTGCTAAACCCCTGACACGGCGGCGAACCGTCGAACACGTCAAGTTCACCCGGCTGTAGTCCGGTCTGCTCTAGCACCTGCTCAACCGTCAATTTAGCAATGTCGCCATGATAGACAGGCACATCGGGAAAGTTCAGCTTGAAGGTTGCGACCGCGTTATCATCCCACTCGACTGCCAGCAGTTCACGGAAGCCCGCCATGCTGTAACCGAGCGACGAACCACCCGCGCCCGCAAACGTGCTGACCACCGTCGGCGCGTTCTCGGCACGCGGCGCTAGATGCTGCTGCCACGCGGCGTCAAGAATGGTCAAATACTCATTTCGGGAATTTATGCCCGCATTCGGGACAGGTGCAGTATTCAACGTCATTCTCTACCGTCTCGTCATACTCTTTAAAATCAACGTCAGGAGGTACGATGCCGACTTCTTGCGCTAGGTTACTGAGCATCGCCTGGATCGCCGCGTTGTCGCTGTTGACCGCCTGCAATAACGTTTCCGTCTGCTGTTGGTCGTAGACCGCCATCTGCGTAATCCAGTCGAACGACAGCAGCGCTAACTTTTCCTCGTCCTCGGTCAACTCGACATAGCTCACGGGTACGCTTGCGCCCTTCGTGATCGCCAGCGCCACACGCAGATGTCCGTCTACAACGTGACCCGTGACCCGGTTGACGATCACGCGCTGAATCCAGCCGACGGTATCGAGTACCCCGGCTAGCGCGTCCTGCTGGAATTTCGGGTGAATACGCGCGTTGAACGGGTTCGCTAGAAGCTGATCGGCGTCTTCTTCGCCTTCGCCTACAATGCGATTCTGCCAGTCCGTCATATCACCCCGTCGCCGCTAACTCGTCTACAAACCCGATCCGCCGCAAACGAAAACGCCCGCGCTTTCGGGGCGGGCTGCCGGATAACTTTTGCGCACAAGGTTTAAGTTTAGGCGCGTGGGATGTTATCGCCACTTGTGCAATGTGTCGGAGTTGAACCGACAAGCCGCGCTGCTGTATGAGGCAGTAGGCTGCACCGACCATCGCTTGAATTGCTGCATGTGTAGAACTTTGGGATAAAAAGAAATCCCCTTTCCCGGCATCGCAAGACGGGAAAGAGGATCAACCTTTGAGACAGACAACGCAGAGAGAACCACTCCCGTGCGCACAAGTATCATAGCATCACACGGGAGAAGTGTCTATCATTTTGAGGTGAAAAGTTAGCACAGTTGTGCTAGGCTAATCCCGCGTAATTGTTTCAAGTTTAGCTATGGCTTCCCATCGGCGCTGTTCCCAGTATTCGCGCTGAGTGCGTAGTCGTTGTATTTGTTCGTCAATGCTATTGACTTCGGAAACCGCCTCATCGCGGCGGCGTTCGAGGTCTTGCTTACTATCCACTTCATAGCCGAGGATTTGCGCAGCTAACGACTTGATCAGCGCGTCGTCGGCTTTTAGTACCTGTTCAATAGTGACTACGGCGAAACCCTTGCCGATGACAAAGCCGTAGAAATCGTCGCGTTCTTCGTCTTTTTGTTTTGCGATCCACGCAACCGGGCCGGGAACGTATTCACGCACCTGATACACTAAATCGTGCATCAACCTCATTTCATCCACGTTTGACATTATGCCGTCCTCCGGTCATGATAGTCCCTCACGTCGCGCCCTACCCTCGCCCGATAGCGCCGCGCGTCGGCGTCCTTCTTGCAGTCCCGACAAATGTACGACTTGCCCGAATGCGTGCGCGGGTCGCTGGCGTACTGGTCTTCATACTTCCAACAGTCGCACTCCGAACACCACAGCTTACCCGGTTCAGGCGCGCGCCAGCGGGCGGTGAACACGTCGCGCATATACAGCGCGTGGATCATGGCCGCTGTCGGCTGGGCGAGGCGGGGATCGCGGCGAAACGACCGGGACGCGCTGACCATCACGCCGTCGACCGAGATCGCGCCGTCGCAGAGAACCACGATGCTATCATCGAAGTCATTCACGAGTTCGCCCCCAGTGTTATCGGCTGCGGATACCGCGCCCGTAGTTCCGCGATATGCTTCACTGTGTCATATGTCCACGCCATCACGCGCCCGTCCTCACGCATCAGTACCCACGACACGTATTGAAACCGTGCGAGGCGCAGGCAGTCGTTAATCGTGCCAGTATACCAACGTCCGATGTATACCCGATCAAATGGGTAAAGGTGATACTTCATACTGCTGCCCTTTCTGCGTAGTCCTGCCAAAATTCGATCTCGTCTGCTTCCAACGGGCGTTCGATCACCATCATGAACGCCGTGCCGTCTATCGTCTCGTACTCGTGTTTCTCAATGTTCCACCGCTGATGCTGGCGCGGCACCACCTGCCACTTGACCATGCGCCACGTCCGAAACTGTTCATTGAGGCTGGTACTGTTCGGCGGATCGACGCGCGCGAATTCGTCGCCAATGGCAAAG